CTCCTTGATCGTCTCGTAAAGGTCAAAATAACCTTTACAAGGGATCCCATCCACAGTCCTCGTATCGCAACAACCCTGAATATCAAAACCCCAAGGCATTATGCCCGGGTAATATTCACGGTGAAGCAAACGAGTGTTTTCCTCTGCTTTCAGGACAACTCTACGCCGTTTCCAAGTACCATTATCTCTAGTAAGATCTGAGATAAGGGAACTTTGATTCTGGTAGGTAGTAACAATCTTACCTATATCAGAAAGAAACGGTACCCATCCAAAAGCGTGGTTCAAGAAGTTATCGGCCACCACAGTAGGTGACATAGAAGCTTCAAGAGAAGTATGTATTCGTCGATTTGACTCTCGAGGGGCTCCGAGATGACTATCTCGAAGATTCCTCCAGAGATCAGCGAACGAACTCGACGTGTTTTTCGTCGTCGAAACCATACCTGGCATGTCTCGGAGTTCATAAACGAACTGCGCAACATTAGCCTTTTCCACGTGGGGCTTGAGTTTATCCCAAGCTAGAGTGTCATATCCCACAACGGCAGGTACGCCGGAAGCTAGGTAACTACCGACACTGTCGGAAGTCCAGTTTCCATCGTCAACTATAACACCATCATATTGCCACCAGTTTCCTGGTGAAAACATGTTGGATTTAGCAGCGACGGCGTACTTACCAGAGCCCGGAATCTTAACTTTAATTAAACCAAAAGGACCACTAGTTTTGTAGGGTGGGACGTTAGAACTGTCCCAACACCGTTCAAAATCTATCGATCCCCCGATGCTACCGGTCGTATTCACATTTTGTGAACTAGAGACTTGGTTGTTCTGATAAATCTTGAACACACCAAGTTTGGTACCGGCTGGAAGAGTGCCAACCCTTTGAAGGTTGGTATTCCTTTCACGATACCTCGAGAAATTGCCGCCGGACTTCGACTTGCCCTTCCGCCTCCTCCTGCTGGAGGAAGAGTGGGGACAAGAAGAATCTCCGACAAAGGCTCCGTAGATATTTTGTTTATCCATAACTACGTTGACCTCGCGATGTACCTTATAATAGGTACCGTTTGAAGCTCTACAGTAGACAAAGTCTCTGGGAACTTTAAACGTTCTCCCGCGCATCGGTTTGAAGAAACCGGGTCTAAAGGACATCAAGTAACCTCCATACGAAGTGATCGAGAGCGCTTAT